CATCAATCTACCCAAGTGGGGATCAAAGCACAACAACGAGGACACCATGCCCCACTTCACCGAGGTGCTGGCCAGCTATGCCCATCGCCTCAGAGGCTTCACCTGCTATCCAGATGGATGCCGTGGTGGACAACCCCTCACCCAGGTACCCTACAAGGAAGCCAAAGAAAAACTGGGCGAAGAGTTTGAGGAGTCCTTGGAATCCCACGATATCTGCACTATCACCGGCCATGGAGGTACATGTGGTGTCTAATCTACCGCGTGCCTATGCGCCGTATCGGGAGGCCCGAAGAGGTCGCAATCTATGTAGCAACTGTCATAAGGAGTTGGATCATACCCACCCAATTGGTAAGCACCAAATAAACCAAGATTGTAAAAATTTTATGCTTTTGTAGCAGAAGATAAATGTTTGACAGGTTGTGAAGAATGTGGATACGGTAAAGGAGAAAAGCATAAGGCTTGCGCTTTACACTACGATCATTTAAATCCACAAGAAAAAAATTTCGATATATCACAAATAATCGGTGGCAATTCAACATTCAAAACTATGGTGAAAAAATTTAAGACGGAGCGTCCTAAATGTAGGGTGTTGTGTGCCAACTGCCATAGTTTACACTCAAAAGAACAACGACAAGAGGATAAAGAACAAAACCTAACAGAGTCAATACAATATTTCGCTAATTTTCAACATCGAGAATTAAGACCCCGAATTAAATCTTGGTTATATGAACTAGTGAATATCTCTGAGCAGCGCCCACAACAACTTGAGTTTAAAGTATGATGTATTATATATGGCACAGTACCCTCTTAAATTTGATAGAGGGACAACTCATCAGGCTAACTTCATGGATATGGAGAAAGAAAGCTCACCACTTAAGACAGCACCAAAAGAATCAGAACCAGTGAACATCAAAGTAATCGGGCTTATCAGGGTTTAAGATATCTTTAAGTTGATGCCACTCTTCTACCTTACAATTCTTCTTTATGCCCCTGCATATCTGCGCCCTCTTCACCTCATGATCTGGCCACACCTTGCGGCATAAAGGTTCGTAAAGATTTTCAAGCTTTCTTACTGCCCCTGGTCTCCACGTTAACTTGACCTCTCCTATTACTAGGTGCTGTGCTTCCCTTGGTATCAAAACGATATCCGGCTGCGCCCATCTCCACTTAAGACCATCATCATATCTTATCCAAGGGCCAAGCACTACCTGATCCAAATCAAAAAGTTCTAACAGATAATTTTTAACTTTCTTCTCATAGTCCAGACCCTTTCGCATGGTAGGAGACTGGTAACTATGAGGGTCTATGAAGGCTGGCGGTACAGAAGAAAGAAAAGCTTCTTGAAGATTATTTATCTTGCTCTTCGACATCCTCTTCCTCAGGGACATCACCTAGAACATAACCAAAATTATTCTCTCTTAAGAATTCTCTGATCTCTGTTATAGGACGCCACCACCCCATATGTGATACAATTGAACCCCAACCATAGGCCGATACCATACTTGGCACCCCGATAAGCTCATAGGTTCCTCTTGGAGAAAGAACATAACCAGCGCCTCCTGAATTCCCGTAGATTATAGGGGCTGACCCCAAAATTAGATCATTACCATAGGAATCTTTAGCGAACCCAGAAAGAAGTCCTTGAGTTGGAAAAGGTGGTTTACCTAGTCCCGCTCCAACAGCCCATGCTCTCTGGAATATCCAGGGACCATCATCTTCCCCTTCTGGGTATAGAGTAGCAACATGCACTATAGGACGTTCACGATCATCAATCCTCAGGAGTGCCAAGTCCCTCTTCTTATCATACCCTACTATGGCAGCAGTCCTACCAGTGGTGCCTATGCTTTTGCTATAATTATTATACTCAAAAATTTCAATCTTGACGGGACGCCTAGTTTCTTTCTCTACCTTCTCTTTTCTTTGTGGGTCCCACTCTTCTGAAACCTTGATAGCACCACTTACCACATGCCAATTAGTGAGCACCAAGGACATATATTCTCCCTCGTACTTCTCAGAAAAAATTACTGTTCCTGATCCACTTCCACTACCAACAGCTACAAGTACAGTAGGATACAACATCTCTAAATGCTGCTTGACTGGTACTGAGTCTGTGTGGTGACCAGCATAGGCCGCACCTGACAACAACAATACTACGCCAAAAGCAGCTAAAAACTTACGCATTTGATTCTCCTGAGTTATTCACAAAGTCTTTCCCAAACTTCATTATGTATAAGTATATCGCGAGCCGTTGCTTCAGTCAATTGATCTTCATCATCAATAAGAATTGGTCTGACCCAAGAGCAATCATCCCCTGCGCCAAGCATTCCGCAACTTGCTAAGAACAGTGCTGACGCTAAGGCGAGAGACAAACTGAGATACTTCATTTCTCTCCTTCACATTCTTAAGGGACGACTCAAGTTGTTTCTTTTGAGCACCCCTCGCACCTGCAACGTAGGCAAATAGTAGTGGTGCTAACTTAGCAATCACCCCAAATATTTTAACTACAATACTTATCAGTGCCATAGCTATTCTATTTTATCACCCATGATCGATATGCTCGATATCTATGGGCTTTACTGGCTTACTTACAGGCTCACTTACTGGCTCACTTACAGGCTTACTTACAGGCTTACTTCCCGTATCTTTCGCCTTACCAAAAGTAAGTGATAACCATTCGATGATCTTATACATTCTACTTAACCAGGAGCCAGGAGTTGGGGTGTTAGTTCCACTAACAACTGCCGCCGCCGCCACAATAACTGCTAAGGCAGCCCCAAGTATGGCATCTCTTACGTCCCAAACCTGAATCCACCAAGAGACAGACTCAACTACTGTTGTAGTCACTACAACTGGATCAATCATTATTCACCTCCAACATCTATCATAATTTGATATTTTACACGATCTAAAGCCAGACAACAAACAGGTGGATCAAGTTGTCCTGCCGCTGTCACTTCTGTATTACCATCTTGGTCAAAAGAAAACAACAAAAATCCTGCTGTTCGCGAGTTTTTTACGATCTCATTAGCCTCCTTTAGACCCATCAATTTTAATTCTTCTTGCTCACTCAGTGATTTCTCTTTAGCCTCTTGCGCCATCTTATTAAGTGATATGATATCACCCATCAGTATTCCTTTCCCTAAAAGAAGATAAGAAATCAGAAAAACTTTCTGGAACTTCTCGTTGTGCTTGCATGTTTTCCCACAAAGCTGGAATCATGCCTTCACCAAAAACCTCTAAGTGCATATCTACATCATTTCGTTCCACAAGTCTCTCAAAATCTTGCGCTTGTGCCAACAATTCTCCCGTAGTCCAAAACTTTCTTCCTCCTATACCCACTTCAAGATACTTAGGCTTCTTGGTTTCCTCCTCAAGTTCCTTTTTCTCCTCTTCTGTAGGCTCTTCCACACACGAGTCGAAACCATAGAGATCAAATGTTCTATAGCCCATAGTGTGGCCAAGACCTACTGCTCTCATGGCCGCGCAAGTTCCGCCCGTTACCAACATCTTGTTCTTCAACTCGGGCAACTTTGATGACGCTTGCGAGAAGGCATTCCATCCAACTATTAAGTCTCCTCGATCAAGAAGATATTGGGTTACCTCAGGGTTTGTCATGGTAGCTACTAAAAATACAGTATCGGAAAACACAGACTTCTTTCCTAGAAGGGTACGCCTAACGATTCCATGAGTGCTTTTTCCATCTAGGGAGCGAGGGTCAAGTATAATGCACGCCCAAGGATTTATGCCAGCACCTATCAGAGTAGGATAAGAATGTTTAACGCACATAACATCTGCCCCCTCTCGTTGTGCTTGCCTTATGTCCTCCAAATTGTCCTTTATACTGGGGCCACCAGAGACAATCACCATCTTTTTGCTATGCCAGTCAAACTTTTTATCTATGAAATTTGGTATAATCTTTAAGTTTTCCTTAATGTTATCATGTAGGTAGCTCTTCTCTACGCAGTCAACAGGATTAACAATGATAGGAACAGCAGTCCTATTTATGTTGGGTGGGTCTTCTCCCTTTTCGATTATTACCGCAAGAGAAATTTTTCCCCCAACATTAACTAGATCAGGAGACTTGATGAGAAATTTGCGCCCCTCATAGGCATCATAAACTTTGTTGGTTCCACACCACTTGTCAGGGGGCATCTCACCCGCTTCATCCTCTCTGAAGTAGTCATCCATCACTATGACATTGGACCCTCTAACATTTTCAAAGTCGGAAGAGGCAGTCTCCAGGGAATGGCCACCGTCAAGATAAGCAAAGTCTACCTTGTGGTGCTTCATAATCTTTCGTGTGTCACCCTTATGAAGTCTAAAGTCAAATCTTGGGTGCAACTCCCTAAGGCGATCAAGCTTCTTGCTTACCACATCCATAGCCACATTAGGCTTAGAGTTGAACTCTAAATTATCTAGCTCTTTATTACCCTCTTGAAAAAAGTCATAGCCTTCATAACGTATGTCACCAGGGTTAGCCTGAAGAGCAGCAAGGCACATCTGAATAGCTCTATCACCGTTCCATGTTCCAGTCTCCAATAAAGTTTGAGGTTTATAGAAGCCAATCATCTCCACTATATGATTATGTCTTACGGGAGCGTGACCCTCTTTCTCTGGTCCCTTGAAGTGGTGCAAATATTCCGCTAAGGGACTACTATTAAAAGCCTGAAGATCATCACACTCAGGTGTTAAATTGTGCGCCCTAAGGCCGTGCTGTTGATGCATCCTTAAGAGACGCTCAAAAGCAAATCCATCATGCCACTCTCTATAACCAAAGAGTTCCCCAGAAAGATATAAGCTTCTGAAGTCCTCAAGGAATACATGCGAGGGAATCTTATCCATATTAAAGGCTAGAAAGCTAGACTCACAATAATCGATAGCCTTGCGACCCAAATAAACTATGTCAGTATCCTCATCGAGCCACTTCTTTATTTCTTTAAGGGGAAGTTTCTTCTTTGATACTGTGTCAGCATCTAGCCAGAACAACCACTTCTGCTTAGATTTATTTACTCTAAGTTCTTCCGCCATTCCCGTAAGGGCAAATACCTTATGACAAAATTTAATAGCATCTAGACGATAGTTGTAGGGGGAGCCGCCATTCTTATCTTTGTGTCGCTCCTTAAACTTGAGCATGTCCTCCTGATTAAGCTTCCTATAAATAATATTAGTAGCTGTTGGAGCATCCGCAGGAAGATCACCATCATGATAAAAAGCATACAGCTTTACCTTCTTAGGCCAAAACTTCTTGAAGCTCCCCACAAATCTCTTGGCATATTTATCCCAGGAATTAACATGAAAACTTGTAACTAAAATCATGGTATCAGTCTTTCATCTAATTTGCTATTCTCCATGTGATCCAACTCTTGCCGCCATAAATTTCCATATTCACACTTAGCATAAGCGGGGAACCAAGGACCACCTTCTGTGAAGTGAACTGCCTTAGGATTAGGATCGGTTCCTGAAATCCAATTCCACTCCTCAGGAATCTCCCCTATCTGGTTTTCCGATAACCACTGGAACTGATGTAGCCATGCACCATCTTGGGAGTTTACTTGTTCAACAGTGGGGAAAGGAAAGTTAGTATTCCAAAGACAAAGAGAGGACCACAACTTCTTATCGTATGATGTTTGCACCATACCATCCATCTTCTTTCTATTATCTATGAAGTATTGGAACTTACGACACATCACTGCAAAATTATCTCTTTGAAGTCTAAACAGTTCTGCTATGTCCTCAAGAAAAAGAAAGTCACAATCGACAAAGAGGACCCACTCAAATCCTTTCTTTTGTGCTATGTGAGGCGTCAAGAAACGAGTGTGGGAAAACTCTGAGGAGTAAGGTCTACCATCAATACAGTCAACAGTTTGTCCTGAACCCGCAGTTAACCAGGGTCTCCAAAAAAGTCCTTGGTCTCTCAACTCTTTATGCTTAAGGGGATATATCTCTATAGGTAAACTACTTCTTCTGTAGATAGAATGGCGGCACACCTGATAGGCTATATCTTCACGAGAATCATAGCCAATACAGACCAACAGCTTTTTCATAGATAACTCCTAGAGATTGCTTGCACATATTTAACACCATTACCTTGGGGCACAATATATAAGCAATCTCTAGGAGTCAACTACTATTTACCTTCTTTCAACATGTCTATAAGTTCTGATCCATAATAAAAATCGGCTCTTCTAATTCTAGGCATAGTCTTCATTTGAGCAGCCCCAGGATTTCTTTCAGCTAATAAACGTCTACCAATAAGCTTACTACTTATTGGCGGTAAGCCTTCTTCCGCTGCTTTTTGATTATAATTTTTTAAGATTTGCATATATTCTTCTCGATATTTGCGTCGATCTTCAGGGTCTGATGCTGCACTAGCATTTCGCATCAAGTCCATAACTCTATCTAGTATTATTGCTCTGTGTCTTTGCCCTACATTTCTATCTTGTATAGAGTAAGCAAGACGGTCCCTCTCTAATGCTGCTTTGGTTGGATAAAAACCTATAATTTTAGTCCAGTAATCTCCTATTGACATATCTTCGGGAGCAAGCAGAATTTTTCCTGAGCGTGTTCTTATTCCTCTTTCCGTTGCATCGACAAAGCCAAGCATATCTCTTATGCCCCCAATAGGTACAAGACCTCTAGCAATCATGAGTGGGTCACCACGCTCCACCCCATCTACAAAATAATTGAAGGAACTTTCAAGCATACCAAGAGCAGGACCAAAGGCTGCACCTACATCTCCTTGAAGATAACCAGAGTCAACTATAGTACCCATGCCTACACGTTTGCTTCCTTCAAATCCCATGTAAGTAAACAAGGCACCACTTGTAATAAGGTTGGTTGCTTCTGCTCCCCAACCTAAATCATCATGCAGTAGTTCTCGCGTACCTCTTTCTAAATCAAGATCACTAAACTTTAATAGGAGGCGTCTTATATTTTCCATAAAGGGTAAGCCAAATGCTCCAGCTAAACCTATCATCGCTACGGTCATCAAGGAAGCCATTTGAATACCTATGGCTCTTTCGGCTGCACTCTTGCCTCGGATTAC